TCCAAAGTTTACCATAAGATCATCAGCATCTTTGCTAAACTTCTCAGCAGCTTGGAATCTACGAGTAGGAAGTATTCCTAACAATCCACCAAATAAAGCCCCACCTAAAGCAGAAGCACCAATATTAAAAACAGTTTCTATTGGTTCATTTAAAGGATCAGTGGGTGCTCTAAATGCTTCTTGAGCAGCAGTAATAGTTGCAACACCTGCCCCAACTCGCAAAGCAGAACGACCTATTCCAATAGTAGGACCACCAAAAGGCAATGCAATTAAATTAATAGGATCAAAGAAACCTGCTGCAAACATATTTAACATACTTGAATTTGCTAATGTTTCTCTGAATTGTTTGCTTCTATCAATTCTATTTTTTAAAAAAATCATATGCTCAGAATTAATAGCACCACTAAGAAATTGATGATGACCTCTATAATTATCTCCCATATCTTCGTATGGATCATAACCATTATCAGGAGGAATATTTAAACCTGTTGGTTGAACATAATCATCATTAGCATAACTAACCCCTGCACCAAAACCTAGAGGTGGATTAGGATTGTTTTTAAAATAATGAGGAATGTTCCAACGAAACATTTCTTCTATTTTTTTAACTGTTCCATCATAGCTATAGCCAAACATAGCGTCTGTCGTTTCATCAAACGTAGCTCGTTGCTGTTGAAACTCATACTGAAAGTTGCTAGGGAGATAAGAAGCATATTTTTTATTAGCAATATTATCCATTAATTATCTCTATCTGTTGGATACGAATAACCTTTTTCTGCACTAATATTAAATTCATTCCCACTTAATGTTCCTGCAACAGCATAATTTTCAATAAATTTATTTTCGTTAACATCCCACGATTGACTAAAATCATTTACTCCACCTGCGGTAGCAACATTCCATTGTCTATCCCAATTTTCACTATCCCAAGTAACATATCCATTTTCACCTTCTTGCTCTCCTAATAAATGTTTAGCTATTACAGGTACTAGATTATTATCTTTGTCTTGCATCATAGCCATAAACATAGGGTATCTACCATTTACCATAAAATTAGGAGTTATATAAACAGGGATATGACTATTCCTATATCTTTCTTTATCTGTACCTGCAGGAAATGCTCTCATAGTTTGTTCAAAATCTTCTGCTAAAACATATTTTTTATTTGAATCCATAGGTTTTACCATTGAACCCAGTTCAGAACTCATAGTTCTAAAAAAACTTTTTTGTTTTTCTTTCTCAGGGAATGTAGCCATAACATTATTATTGCTATGTGTATTTTTTACTTGTCCAGTTATTAAAGCTTCTGATGGATTGTTTGGTGCAAACTCAGAATTTACTCTATCTATTAATCCTTTAATAACTAATTTTTGAATACGTTTAGTTCCTAAACTATATTCACTATCTCCTTTCATAGTTTCAGCATTTAAAACTAAATTAGATAATCGTTCTATAATAAAATTAGAAGCTTTTGCTCCTAATGCTTGATCTATTTGAGACTCAAATAATCTTCCTTTAGATAGTCCTAAACGTACTTGATCGTAAATTTCTTTATAAGTTTCTTTATTTTTAAATTGTAAATTATCATCACCTTTTAAATTAAAATTACTATAGTCACTTATAAATTTTGGTATCTCTTCTGTAGGAATTTTTAAAACATTAGCTCCAATTAAAATTGTTTCAATATCAGTTGCTAAATCTGATTGGTCTTGATTAGCAAATATTTTATTAATTTCTATATTAAATGGACTTCCTTGATCTCCAATATGAGATGTAAGTTTTTGTAAGTTTTCAAAAACTCTTATTGATTGTTCGTCAGATAAAGTTTTATTAACAAAATTATCTAATTGACCTATTATTTGTTTAGGTACAAAGTTTTGTTTAAGCATTGTAGAAATTTGAGAAAGTTCTGTAAAAGTTTTATTGCTCCAATCATCAGTTAAATTAGAACCAGTGCTATCAAACATATCTTGCATAGCTTTTTCTTGAAACTTATCTGGGTTATATACACCACCACGCAAAATACTTTCTACAGCATTTGCTTGATTAATTTCAGCTTGAGAAGGAGCAGAGTTTTGTACAGAACTTGCTATAGATTGTTCTACTTTTTTAATAAATTCTGTTTGAGTTGTTTCACTTATTTCATTATAGATGTTTTCAACAGCTGATAAATTATTATTATCTAATAACTTTGTTTTCTTAAATGCAGAACCATCTTCAAAATATCCTTGTAAATTTATTAATTGATTTAATCCTTCTTGAGTTGTTCCATCAATATTAGAAACATAAGAATTAAATACTTCTTGATATACACTATCTTTTAACAATGATTTTGTTTTTTCTAAACTTTCTTTATATTCATTACTTGTTGTAGACAAACTAGCAAAAGAATCCATTTGCTCAAACATTAAATCAAGATGACTATTAACAGTATCAAGACGAGCCTCAGATAAACTTTTACCTGCTGTAAGTTCTGGTGGTAAATCTTCCATGTCATCAGTAAAAGTATTTGTAGCAATACCTACAGTTAATTGTAATAATTCATTTTGTTCTTCATTAAATTCTTTAGTTCTTTGACTTGTATGATTTATTTCTGCTTCTTTTATTTTTTGTTCACGCTTTGAAAAATACTCTGTTTGATCTTGAATAATTTGATCTTGATGCTTTACCCAATGATCTCCATTACGAATTAAATCAATAGATGTTATTAAATCATCTGGTAAATTACCTGCAAATTTTTCTTCACCAGTTTGTAAATATGTTAAATAATCATTTGTAAATCCTTCATATAAAGTTCCAAGTTCTTGATTACTTAAATGATACTCAAGCTTTCCTTGCAGTTTAAGATTTTCAAATTGTCTATCAATATTTCTTGTATTTTCAATGTTAAGGTTTTTTAATACTATATTTTTATTTGATTGTTCTTTTTCCAATAGAAGTCTAGCTTTGTCAGGAGCAAGCTTTCTAACACTTGAGCCAACAACAGAATGTTCAAGAAAACTTTCTGTAAGATTTGCTAATCGTAATTTATAAACTTCTTTATGTTTATCAATAGCATCAAAATCTCCTGATTTTGCTAATTGCGTTATTGTATTTCTTGTTTCATTAAATAAAACACTAATCTTATTATTAAGCTGACCTTCGCTAATAATAGATTCTTCTCTTAATTTTATTTCTGTTGATTGAACTTCAAGATTAGAAGCTGTAATAAATTTATTAGAAGCAGCAGTTATTAATCCACCAGAAGCATTTTGTAATTTATCTCTTTCATTTTTAAAACCAATGTCATCTGTGTTTGCATATAATGTTCTTATTTCATTAGCTATTTCTGGGTGTTCTTTTTTTAATTTTTTAATATCAATATTTGATTCTGAATATATTCCTAAAGATTGATGTAATGACTTCATTTTTTGGTCAGTAAATCTACCTGATGTAATATACTGTATAATTTTTTCGTGAGCTAACCCTGCTAAGTTTATTTTATTTTGATTTTTTATTGTTAATCTTTCAGCAGGACTAGCAAGTCTTTCATATAGAGGATCATTTTGTCTTGTTTCAAGAAATTGTTTTTGTTCAATGGTTCTTGGATGATTAATACCAAATGATCTTACACTATCTAAATAAGCACGACCTGCTTCTTCTACAGCTTCTGTTTTAGTAAGAGTAATATCTTGTATTTGTCGTTGTACTTTATTAATCTGATATTTCTGTGAATACTCAGCTTGATATTCTAAACCAATGTTTTTAACAATTCCATTATAAAAAGAATCTTCAACAGAGTTTACGTGTTCTTCTATAAACGTAGACATTCTAGTTTTGAATACAGCATTAGGATGTTCTTCTAATAATGAACTGTTATATATTTCATTAGCTTTTAATTTAAGTTTCTTATCCCATTCTTGTACATAACGCTGATCTATAGCAGATTGAAATGTTTCACGACCAATAGAACCAAGACCTAAATCCATTTGCAATGCAATAGGTTTACCTTCATCATCTGTTGTAATAATTTTACTTGAATCAAGACCCATAGCAATTTCTTTAGCATTCTTTTTTGCTATCTTTTCTCCTTCTACAAGGGCTGTTTTTTGTAAAATATTACCTTGCTGTTCAATCTCATTAGCAAATCTTTTACCAGAAGCAGCATTAAAACGAAATGTGCTTACTGGTGAATTTCTTACACTGACTGTTGATTTTTTAATAAACCTATTAGCAGACATATTACTATCCTATAATTGTAGAAAGCCCATACGCACCTTGGGCTAAATAACCTGCTGCTTTTAAAGAAGCAGTTCGTCGTTCATTCTTAGCATCAAAAATACCTTGTTGAGCTTGACCTACAGCCTGACCTTGAGCAACAAGAGATCGTGTTGTTCCTCTTTCTATATCTGTATAAGCAACATCTCTTTCATTGTCTTGATATGCTTGTATTGAAGCATCTATATCTCTTCCACTAAAAGCAAAGAAAGCTTGTGCAGTATCCAAATCATCTTCTAACTGTTTGTTTCTATCATTATTAAACTGTGCAATTTCTAATTTATTTTGTTCAACATCTATTAAAGCTTGTTTGGCATTTGCTTCAGCCATTTGAGCACCAATTTTACCCGACTCTTTTGCACCTTTAATTTGTATTGCTGTACCTGCTACTGAAGCTATAGCTGCTGCTGTTGGTGTACACATTAGAAAGTTACCTCCGCTACTATACCATTAACTTGCAAAGAAAGAGGAGCTTCCTGAGTTACAGTTATCTGTGGGTCTTTGGAATACCCAAGCAAACGAAACTCTTTCTTTCCTGTAAAAGATTTACGACCTAAACTAAAATCATCTGTTGTCTGTCTAATAATAAGGTTACTTCCATTTACGGCTATTGATCCTGTTGTATTCATATCAACAATAACTTTATTTACTGAGCGTGGCTCACCAGTAACAGGACCATTGCTTACAGCTATATCTATTGGATTTGTTTTAAGCTCTACTGGAAATGTATAACCTATTTCTAACTTAGTGCTAATAGGTACAGCTTCCCTTGAACTTGTATCAATCTTATTGCTAGCCATTGTAAACTGACCAACATAATCTGTATCAGAAATAACATCTAAGACTGCACCATTAACCCAATCATCTGATACACTTGCTATTGTACTGGTCGCACTGGATACATAATCTCGACTTAAATCTAAATTCTTTGTTGCATCAAACTGCATAAGATAAAGCTTCTTAGTTCCTGCACCAGTATCATACCATGCCGTTACATAAAGATTTGTATCAACAACACAAACAGATTGAAAGATTCCATTAGTTGTAAACTCAGTCCATCCTGCTTTTTGTTCTGCACGATTGGAATTAAATACAGCCATTGTGCCATCACTATTAACAGCAAATAAATATGCTTCTGGTCTTACAAGAGAACCTTGCAGAATAGCCATTTGATGCGGAGATTTAATTAAATGAGATGACACTGTAGATATATTTATTGAAGCGTAAGCGTTTTGAGAATCAACATATATATATTCTGATACAGAAGACCCCGAAGCTTGGGCATAGATAGTAGAGCCATCAAACACAAATGGTTTTGCAAACGAAGCACCAAATGGTGTTTGTCTTTTTATCTGTGCATTTGTAGGAGTAATAGGCGAGTTCTGAAATGCAGGAACATAAAATTCTGATGTAGATGTAAACACCTGTAGATCACGATTGGATACAATATGTCGTATGGTATTAATCTCACCTATACTCGCAACCAATTCTATAGCGTCATTGTCTGCTGCCGTTCCCACATCAAAGTTAAAAAACTCGCTCGACTTACTTCCCCACAATGTATCGGGCTGAGAAGGTGTACCCCCAAACCATAACCGTCCTTCATGAAAAGCTACAGCAGCAGGATAACCACGAACTAAAGAATACGATTGCTCACTAAAATCTGTTGTTGGAGCATGGGTTGTTATCTTTGGAGCACCACCACCATCAAGAGATGCATTGGCTGTACCACTTGCAGCAGCAATTCTATATCTATTTTCATCAACAACTTGCGTTACAGTTCGTGTCCCATTAATATTTGAAGCTGATAAATTTGCTATTGTTGCTGCTTCTGTAATAGCTATTGAATCATTTGTTTTTAATCCATGAGCAACATGAGTAATTTCTATTGAGGCTGTACCATCAACAGTACGCAAAGCATTAATATCAAGTTGCTCTTGTAAAGTTCCTTGTACTGTACCAGTTGCAGTTGTTGCATTTGTAAAACCAGTAATAAGTATTTCACTATTATGATAACGTAAAGTTACACCTACATGATCTGATGTAAAGTAATCAGCACTTGCTGTTAATGTTACACCACTTCCAGTTGAATTATTAGGATCAATAGTTAATCCAGTAGTATGAAACTTACTGTAAGGTTGAAATATCAAAGTGCTGTCAGCGTTTGTACCAAAATCAAATGTCTGCAATTCAAAAGAAGTTAAGCCTGTTCTTACTAATTTCTTAATTGGAAATGTTTGATGAGCTAAAAACATAGTATCACCAGACTGAGCAAAACTTATTTCATGTATCTTTTCATCTGAGAAAGGAACATTTACGCTGTCTGTATCTTGTGTAATTGTTGAAACTAAAGTCACAACATCTACTGTACTGATAGAAAATACTCTTATCTTTGCATTCTCTAACGACACTATGTATCTTTCATCGTCTGAGAATATAAAAGGAATTATTCTTGCTTGCTGTGTTCTAGCCAGTGATTCACTTGTAACAGCAAGTCGAGTTGCATCTGAACTCTTAGCAGTAAGAAAACCAGTAGGACTAGGAGATGTTTCCGTTACAGTAATAACCGCTGCACTTGGATTGGCTACTGTAAAACTAGCGTGAGCATTTATAGTTGTATAGATATTATCCGCTGTTGTATTGTTATTTGTATTCGGTCTGAATCCTGTAGAGCTAGCAGGGTCACTTGCTCCTGCTGCTTCAGCAGTAAAGACAACCTCTACACCTGCCGATGTTGTAAGAGTTATTGTTGCACCTACAGCTATGTTTGCATAGTCAGCTACAGTTATTGTACAGGCATTTTCATTAAGAGTTATATCGTAAGTGTATATATGTTTTGTTCCAGAGCGTTTAATAACTCCACCCTCTGCACGTAAGAAAAAGTTCTGCACTCGTTGAGCAGAACTATTATATATTTCACTATCAGTACGGGCAATTAAAGATGGACTAACTTCACCGTATTGAAAGTTTTGTATAGGAACTTTAACTTTCTGCACTAACTTCTCCTATTCGTAAGAAACCTAGAAGTAATTAATTTGCGTGATGTTTGTTGCTGAGAATCAATACTCCGTGCTTTTGCCATGAGTGCAGTCGCTTGTTGTTGCATAAGAGAGCCAAGACTTGCATCCCTTGCTAAAGAAAAAGATAAAGGTACAGCCAGTGCATACTCAACAGCTAGTGAAAAGTATGAAGGCCAATCAACCTCATTTGCACGATATGAATAATCAGCAATAACAATATCATTATCTGTAGTGTCGGCATATATTTTATCCCCATAGATTTGATAATCAACTACGTTATCATTTATAGTAACGGCATGAACCATTAATGTATCTGTAGGTAACTGATACGCTTTATCGTATCGACCAGTGGGTGCATCTGTAAGTAAATTTAAAACACTTTGATTGGTAGCAAATCTCCAACGAGCATTAACTAAAGCTGTCTGTGCAATGTCTTCATAGAGGTTTGACGTAATCAAAGATTCAGTTGTGCCATCACCAAAGGATGTTATAGGTTCAGCACCGATAAGAATCAATGCTCGACTTGCTATGTCTACTGGTGAGTTTGCTTTTGTGCTTGTTACCATTATAATAAAATGGGGGGTGTTATCCCCCCATTCTCCCTAGTCACCATCTGTTTCTACGATAACAGTACCATCCGATACGTCTACAACAGAACCAGTATTTGACAATACATTTACAAAACTTGTTGTAGGGACGTTAGTATCTGAAACGATAATAACATCTCGTACTGCAAGCATGTTTGCTGCATCATTAAAATAACCAGATGTATTTACAGTAGCAATAGCATCTGCTGTGGAATACCACCAGAGATTACCATTTGATGCACCTGCAAGACGAGTTAAACCAGAAGCTGCATAAGCCATGTCTATACCTCCTATGAGTTATTATCAAGAAGCTCATAGATACCGTTGTCATCTATAACAACAGAACCCATGGACATCATTGATGTTGCAAGGTGAGAAACTTTCTCAGGAACATAATTAAGTTCCGTACTAACATCTGCACCAACTCCTAGACCAACAGCAGAAGTGTGATAACACAAACTCTTACCTGCTGCGATTGCAGAGGTTGAGAATATATTGAAACCTAAGAATTGTTTCATTGTCATCCCACCTGCATAGGGTAGGTTTTGTTCACCGACAAAATCACTAGAAGCAAATTCAGTGATTGAGAATAAATCAGCAAACCCTTTTGGGTGCATAGCAATGTATCGTCCACCGTCTTCTGGTAGATTTGCAGTGCCAAATGTTTCAAAGACAGAAAGCAAGTCAGCTTTTTCAACAGCAGAACTTGTGTCATGTATTTGAGTAGAGTTAGCACCTGCATCCATTGCAGTTACAAGTATCTCATCGGTCTTTCGACCTAGAGCAGCAGCAGCAGATTTTGCAACAGCTTGTCTTTCATCTATGTTTGTTTTGAGTTCATCTAACTTGTCGATATACTCAGCTGCATAGAAGTCAGACATTGTAGCTTCTACTGTGGTATGTGCTAATTCCATTGGAGTTACCATACCGTTTCTAGACTTTGTTGAAGCAGAACCAGTACCAATCTTTTGGAAACGAACAACGCTTCCTGCAACATTGCTTACTGTGCGAACTGTGTTCCGTAGCTTTGATCCCATTCTTTGGTAAGCCATATGAACTTCAGATTCAAACTGCTTAATAAAGGCTGTGTCGATTGTATTTGCCATTGAGCAAATCCCCTTTTATTAAGTTGCGTGGTATCTCTGGTTATCTGATTTTCACCTCAACACGATTGTCCCTTGGGGTCGCTTAGTGCATTACAGGCCTTGACGGTTCATTATAAATACTACTTTTGAATTTATTGCAACGATTAAATCGAAAAAAATCATATCCATAATGATTTTCTATTATCTCTTGGAAAGAAAAACCACACCATTGAAGCCATTGTATTGTCTTCTCATGGTCTACTGGAACTATATTCTCTATGTTTTCATACTCTGCTTGAAGTATATTTATACATTCTCTCGCTCCACGAAGGAATATCATATAGTTTCTATCTATATCTTTTGTACCTAGCATCCATACTGAAGCTGTTCCTTTTAAATCTTCATACTCAGTAGTGCCACACATAGCTACAGGCTTACCATCTATTAAGATTGTATAGGTTTCATCTGGGTTTTCTATAACAGATTCCATTAAAGCTGAGAAAGGTTCAGTGCCAAATATAGCACACTCTCGTATATCTGGCAGTCTCATGTTTTGAGAAACAGGCATTACATCAGCTATCTTAGCTTTTGCTAATGATATATTTCTTAGAGAAGCTACAATATCTCTATTTATATATTGACTTGAATCCATTCTCTACTTCTCTGACAACATCAGGATTACGTTTACTAGGATTCCAATACTCTTCTTTGAGCATAAGTTCTCTAAGCTGTGCTTCATTTGTTGTGTTTGTAACAGCAGAAGCTTGGCTTATATTCACACCTTTGTTTTGTTCTTGTATATGTTCAAGGACTTTAACTCCATCTGCTGTAGAAGCTAGCTGTTCTACAGCTCCTATTAAATCTTTAGGAAAGTATTGATTCGCAAATAAAGATGCAGCTTCAACTCTTACATTTGCATTGTCACCTAGCTTTTGCATTTCCTGTTCTGGGTTTGGAAGTGTTTCACTTATCTGCTCTAGGTACATCATAATGCCAGAGTTAAATTCATCTTGACTAAATCCATTCTCATATGAATGTGTTGACCACCAATCTAATAATTTATTATCTGTAACAGCCCCCATATCCAAAAGACCTTGAGCTTCTTCAGTAATAAGGTAATCCCCTTTTGTCTCAGGACGATCCGCATATGCAATTTCTTCCTGTTCTTTCATAAACTTTTCTTTAAACTCTTCTTCTTTTTTGCCAACCATACTTTCCAATTCAGTATAAGACTTAGCTAAGTCTTCTGCTTTGGTAAACTTTTCTGGCAACCATTCGGGTCTGTCAGGTGTAGGAAGAGTATCCATTGCTGCATCAACAGCAGGTGTTTCACGTGAAACATTATCTTCTGTTTGTGTTGCCATTACATCAGCAACAGTGTTTTGTTCAACTTGCTCGTTCATTATTTTTCACCTTATGTGCGTGTTGGATTCTTCTATCTATTAAGCCAACTATATAACGCTGACCTTCGAGGTGACGCAACTCTGCGTCTGTAACATTAGGACCATTAACAGCATCTATCGTTATACTTTTTAAATACTTAAATACTTCTTGTCCTAAATCTGTATTAAACAATGACGCTGTGTTTACACTAATACGAGAATCGTCAATTCGGTTTCTAGGAAAACCATCTAATGATATAAAGTTATTGCCTGACACCTGCTATCTCCTTTGCTAAACCATCCCCTTGCATTTCTGGATGTGCGTTTTCTGCCATTTGTTGAGCCATTTCTATAAGCTGTTTTCTCTGCTCTTTATCTCTAATAAGAGTATCAGGAACACCAAACTTCTTAGCCAAAACACTAGCAACTTCTTCACTGTCAATTAACAAATTTAATAATTGTGGTCCGAAGTTTCCTTGTATAAGTTCCATCCAACGAGCAATAGATGTAATGTCTGCTTGATTTTGTGCTTGTGCCAATGGCGATACAGACCTTACCTTTACTTCTCTACCATTAATAGTTGGAAGTTCTATCCGTCCTTGCTTCTTTAATATATAGACAACTCTTTGCAATACAGGCTGTACCAACTCAGCTTGCAATCTGCCAAAGGCAGAACCAATACGTCTGGATAAATCAGCCATACGTTCTGCAATCTCTGTAGCTGATGCAGGTGTACGATCTGGATTGCCAAGCATATCATTATACAAAGCTCTCTTAATATTCAAACGCATATCTGAGAGGATAAGCTGTGCAACATCAAAAGAACCTGCTGCCCTAATAGGCTGTAGCCCTGCACTGTTTGGAGCTTTAGGTATAATAGTCCCTGGCATTAATGATATTGTATCTGGATTTACAACACCATCATCATCCATTTGATAGATACCAGATATAGCCATCTGTGCATTCTCAAGTATTAATTGTATTGTTAAGTTCGATGTTTTAATTGCAGAGAGAGCATTCATAAGCGGACCTCTACCGTATATTTCCCCTGCACATTTAGACCAACGAAAACAAATAAAAGGATTAGAACCCACACCATTAAACGCTTTGTGTTCTATTAAACTTTTAGATTGAACGTGTATTGTTGTTTGGTAAAAAGCTTCTTCATTTCTTTTGCTGTAGTCTTTACACACAATCTCAAGAAGTTTTGTTTTAGCATCAGGGCTTGTAGCAATAGAGCGTTTTAAATCTTCTGACATTTCTGCCTTTGGATAAAGTATCATTATTTCAGAAAACCGCATTTCTCTTTCACGAAACACATGATCTATTCTATCATCTGGTCCTGTATCAAGTACCACATCTGTTAATGGAATAGCTGAGAAGTTAACAGGGTTTAAAGCATTGCCTTCTTCTACACCAAGTATTCCTGTGCCAACAGCCAAGTCCATAAAGGATTCATGTATCTCTTGGCTAAAGTTTGAGTTTTGCAAGACTTCAAAGACGTACTCTGTTACTTCGTCGAGCTCGTTGTTGATCGCTTCTTTTTCTTCTTTGGGGGTTTCCGAACCTGCTTGGAAGTCTGCCCACCTTGCGAAGTTGGGGACAAGTCCTTGTTGGAGTCGGGAGGCGAACTCTTGTACACCCACGACACAAGTTTCATCAAAAATCTTTTCATCTCTTCTCTCACCTATTGTTTCACTAAAGAACCCTCTGCGTTGAGGGAAAGCAACTTCATAGCACTCTTCAAACAAATCTTTAAACTGATCTTTAATACTAGTTGCTTTTTCATAACGACTTAATAAAGACTTAATATTTTCATCTGCTGAAAAATTAGGATCAACTATATTCATATACTTATCCTTTAACCCCTATACCCACGACCACCAAATTGACCTGTAATTAAAGATCGTCTGCCCATTGTGCCTGATCTTCTTCTTTGACGAACAGCCCTTTGCAGTTGTTGTTCTTTACGCTTACGAGTTTCCATCTTTTCTTTTTCAGATGCACCCTTAACTTCTTGAAAAGTTTCTTCTTGTATTTCAGATATAGCTTGAGCAGTGCCACCCATAGACGCAAGTGTTTCATCAAGACTTGTTGTTGTAGCAGCAGCTGTATCTTCAGCTTGGACTTTATCTAAATTACTAGCTTTTATATCTTCTGTTTTTGAAAGTATTGTAGCTGTATTGGCTTGAATCCTTTTTGTTTCTGCATTGAGTCTTGCAATTTCAGCACGTGCTTCTTCTTCTGTCATTGACTCACCTGTTGCAGAATTAATTATTCCTTTTGATGCTCTTCTTTTTTTACACATGGTTACATCCTCGACCAAAATGATTTACGTTGAACAGTTGGCTTGCGATTAAACACATCAAATCCTGTACGAGCTTGAAAAGGCATTGCCATCTTTTGATTATTCATTAGACTTCTACCTTCCCCTGCACCAATAAGTAAGTACTGCAAAGCATCGTGTATGTGTGAATACATATTCTTTTCGGGCTTAACATCATATCGTTCCCCAGAGGCTTGTATTCTTTTGTAGGCATAACCACCTTCAAAACCCTTTATCAGACTTGGGCATCGTCGGTCAACTAAAAAAGCAGACTTACCATCTGCCATCTTATTTAATTGAGAGGTAACAGACTCTAATCTTAAGTCAACACTATTGCTTGGAGCAGGTGTTGCTCGCAGTCCTGCACCTCTTAATATTTGAAATGGTGTACTCTCATCTGTCTGTGCTCTAAAGTCTCCTGCAGGATCGCCATATATAAGAACTTCCAAATCACCAAAGCGTGTTGCTATCTCTTGTCTAAGAAGTTCTGAGAAGCGAACTATCCCCATATCAATAGCTACAATCTCTGACTGTATAAGCCATCGACCTCTTACCTTCTGACCAAATACAGCAGCAGGAGTTAAACCAAAGTCAACTCCAATATACAAAGGAACACCAACAGCTATAGGTATTTCTTCTGTAGCCACATGAGTTTCAGTAACAAAGTGTGGGTACACAGGTTTCCCTTCCTGTATAGTTCCAAGTCTATTCATAACATAGACATCTATCCAACTCTTAGTTTTTCCTTTTACTAAGTTGGGATAGTATGTCTTAAGCATATTCTTTTTGTTTTCTGCTTTGTTGCTTTCAAGATAATCATCTATAGAACCTTCGTCCGTTAGCTTTTCTTCCATAGCAGGGGGCTGAGAATAGAAGCTCCAGTTGTCAGGCTTTACCAACATACGTGCTTGTTCAATAGGAATGTGATCTGGTATTGGAACTTCTCCAGACATGATAGGCCACCAATGATCTTCTTCTGGTGCATTCGTATCTGCAATAACTCCTGACCAACTTGGTCCGCCTTCTCGCATAGAAGGGAATCGACCGACTCTCATAGTACACGCATCAATAATACTCTTGGGTATTTCTCTTGCTTCGTTAATCCATATGCCAGTAAGTTCCAATGATAGAAGTTTCTTTACATCCTCTGGTCGATCAAGGGCTAAGAACAAAACCTCCATATCCAAATCGGCTTTCTTAATGTGATGCGTAAATGGCACAGACCACATGAACTTTCCCCATTCTTCTTCAGGAAACCAATCAAGCCAAGTCTTTATTGTGGTGGTTCTTAACTGAGGATTGGTGTTTCGTATAATCGCCCAACGGCTTCTACGCACTCCATCCTTATTTGGTTTTTGCATTATGGATCTTCGGAAGACTTCAACACAACAACTAACAGACTTGCCACTGCCTACTGGTCCTCTTATGCCACGAAAGAAAGTATCATCACGCATGAAGTCTTTAAGTACCTGACCATCAGGCTTATACTTAAATTCTATCAACCCGATAGTCCTTACCTATTTTTTCTAGCTTATCTAAAGTGGAAGGGGCTAGGGAGGAGATTAACTTGTCAGCTTCATAGTCCGTACAGAACTCTTTTGGAAAGTGTTTCATGTGTACCTGTTTTACCACAGTCCTAAGAATGCTTCTATCTTCTTTAGATAGTTTGTGAAGCCAAGCCATTTATTTTTTCTTATCCCCAAAATATCTTTTCATTTTTTTTTCATCACTTTCAAAAAACCTTTTACCAACATACCCTAATAATCCTAACTCTCCTAAAGCAACAGCAGGTGCTCCATAGTTTACAACAAAATCATATATCTGGCTTATGTCAGCTAACTTCTTAACTTCTTTTTTAACAGTTTCTTTTTGTTGAGGGTTTTTAAATAAAGATTTTCTACTAGCTGACCTAGCAGTTGTTTTAGGATCAATAGCCATTAACTTACCTTTCTATAACGAGCCGTTTTTTTAGAAATAGAATCAGGCTGCTTGGATACTTGCTTGCCCTTACGCATGGCTGCTCTCTTCTTGCGTGTGGTTCTGCGATACTCTTCATCACTTAAAGCACTAATAGCTTTCTCTGGTAAGTATCTTTCTCCAGTTTTTAAAGATGGTTTCCCAGACTTGGTTCTCCACTTCTGATCTGACCAAGCCTTTAAACTCCGTTGTGGTTTCTTCATGACTTATAACCACCGCCCTTTTTCTTATAAGCCCTTGCTAATAGCTGAGCCTTACGTGCTGACCATTGACCTGCATTGCCACCCTTTGTGCCACTCTTTATCTGGCTAAACAATCTTTTACGCATTTTTGGCAGGGTGTAGTTCCCAGAAGCATTAACAGCCATTACTTCTTACTTGCCATAATTTTCTTTTGCAAAGAAGCAGGTAACTTCTTCTGGGCAGCAGTCATTTTCTTAGCACCATTCTTTGCAGGTGGTCTGCCTTTCTTACTCCCATACGTCCCTTTACCCATTGGCATATCAATACTCCTTATGCTTTTGCTTTGTTTCGTTTGCTAATTGCTCTTGCTTTCTTTACTGCATCGGCTTTACTACTTGCTCCCCACACTCTGAGGCTGAGAAGCAATCTTGTTGGCTTTCCCTTTGCGTCTTTCTCTGGACCACGCATCTTACCCATGCGAGCTAAGAAGGAAGCACGACGAGGATTATCACCACTCTTAACTGGTGCTTTCATGCCAGTGCCTTCACG